CTGACTTAAGTGAAACCGCTGCATTTCCATTTGTATGTGAAGGTGGGTTAGTTCTTAACCAATCTACATTTATAATGAAACCCGGACAAGCATTAGAGTTAGAAAACTTTGAGCCTGATATTGAGGGTGGTTACAGAAGAATAAGTGGCTTCTCTAAATACGTTTCTGGAATTGTACCTATAACTTCAGATAGTAGTGAAGAGATTCTTATGGTTTGTACTTTTGCAAGTAAGGTGGTGGCAGCAAGAGGTACTAGTATTTATCAAGCTACTCCTGCAGGATCATCTTGGACAAGTATAGATAGTGGCAGAACAAGTGCAGGTAAGTACGATTTTGAAAGATTTAACTTTGATGGCAACGATAAACTAATAGTTGTAGATGGTGCTAATGATCCTACAGTGTTTAATACGTCATTTAGTGCAACAGATGTAACAGAAAGTTCTGTAGAAGGTTCTAAATTTGTAGCTGCATTTAAAAACCACATGTTTTATGCAGGTAAGTCAACAACACCACAAGAGGTAGTTTTTAGTCAACCGTTTGACGAAGATGCTTTTAGCTCTGGGTCAGGTGCAGGTAGCATTAAGGTTGATGATACAATCGTAGGACTTAAAGTTTTCCGTGATAATTTATTTATTTTTTGTGAAAACAGAATATTTAAACTTGGTGGTAGCTCGTCTAGTGACTTTGCTGTCGTACCAGTTACAAGAAACATTGGGTGTATAAATGGTAACACAATTCAAGAATTTGCTGGTGATCTTATCTTTCTTGGTCCTGATGGGTTGCGTACCATCGCAGGTACAGCAAGGATTGGTGATGTGGAGTTGGGAACTATAAGTGCAAACGTACAATCTTTGTTTGATGAAAATATATCTAGTTCATCAAAATTTGAGTCAATAGTTATACCTGATAAAACACAATATAGAATATTCTTTTCAAAAGATAGTAGAGCCGACAACATTACAGAAGGTGTTATCTGTGTTATGAAAGGTCAAACATTTGAGTTTTCTAAAATGAAAGGCATAAAGCCAACCTGTACAGATACATTTGTATCAGCAGGAGATGTAATTGCTCTGCACGGATCAACATCAGGATACATACAAAGGCAAGAGTCAGGTAGTAATTTTGATGGTACAGTTATAAGTGGTAAGTACCGTAGTCCAGACCTTACTATGAACGATCCGGGAATACGTAAGCATATGCAAAAGGTTGTAGTTAACTACGCACCTGAATCTTCTATTGACGCAGACCTTTTTGTTCGGTATGATTATGAGAGTAAAGATTCTTCTCGACCAGCAGCTTATCCCTTAGATTCAGGAGATATAGCAGCTATCTACGGTACAGCATTATACGGAACACCCACTTACGGTGGAGCATCACAACCACTTGTAAGACAAGCAGTAGAAGGATCAGGTTTTGCAGTAGCATTGCGTGTTAACGATGGAGGAGCTACTGCACCATATTCAATAAAAGGGTTTCAACTAGAATACCAATTAGGAGCAAGACGTTAAATGGGAGCTACATACACAAGACAGTCCTCATATACTGACGGTGATGTAATAACTGCGGCTCACACCAATGACGAGTTTAATCAGTTATTAGCGGCATTTCAAGCCAGTACAGGACATACCCACGATGGCACAGCCAACGAAGGTGGACCTATAACTAAGTTATTAGGCAACACGCTTACATTCGGTGCAGGAACTGCAGGTACAGATATAACAGTTACATTCGATGGGGAAACCAACGATGGTGTCTTTAAATGGATGGAAGATGAGGATTATTTTGAATTTAGTGACGACATACTTATTGCTTCTACAGAGAAGTTGCAATTTAGAGACACAGCAATATACATCAATTCAAGTGCCGATGGACAACTTGACCTTGTAGCTGATACAGAAATACAAATAGCTG